TTCTTAATGTTGTTGTAACATTTGCCGCATTGGAACTAATTTCACTCCGAAGAATTGCAACATTCGATTCTAAATCTGTGTCTTGTACTACATTCGATAAAAATGAACCATCACCGATAAAACTATTCGCTGTTACGTCACCATAAATACGAACATCAATGAGATTTGATGTTTCTGGAATTATATAGCGTTCATTTGCAGAACTTTGTGTATAACCTATGATAAATTCATTACTCGTTTCTCTGTAACCCACAGCTACATTAGATGTGGGTCTATTTAATATGAGACCCAGGTCAAATGTAAAATCACTGTCTGTGTTATCTTTTCCGAGTTCTATAATTGCATCCTTAATGTTAAGGTTTTCGGAGGAAACCAATGTGGTATCACCCAAAACTGTGAGGTTTCCCTCGATAAGGGCGTCCTTTCTAACTGTTAAACCACTGTCGTCTACGTATAACTCATCTCCAACATCTAATTTGTGTATCGGGTTTAAATTGGATATACCAACATTTGAACTTGTAACAAAAGCTGTGGTAGGCGATCTAAATTCGACAGTGTTACTTGTAGTGTTACCCTCGATAACTACTTTTTCTAAATCCTGAGCCTGGTTTGGTGCTATACCCGTATCAATTATTTCACCCGTCCCCGAAACATAGGCTAATGTATTTGAATTGGTTATAGGTGCTTGTCTTATAGGTGCCACAAATGTCCCGGCAGTTTGTGGTGAAATTACCTCGTCAGATGCATTTATAATCACGGTGTTTATGGGTTGTTCATCTGGAACGTGCTTACCTATCCTGATCCTCTTGGATCTATCAATGGTACTTACGTTTTTCACCATTTATATAGATGGTGATTTTAATTTAACACATGGCGGTCCATCCGGATCTTTTGTATACATAGACAGTATCACTTTCTAGTTCATAAATCATTAATCCAGGTTCGGGATTTTTGATATTTTTCATTTCTATCCAAGTCATTCTTGGGAGTAAAAGACCACCCGTTTTAGATTCTAAAGAAAGTATAGCCGATGGATGTACTTTATCTGAACCAATTGCAACTTTACCATTTCCGTCAATAAGTACACTATTTTCAATTTTACCTTGAGGTCTTTTTGTTTTTATTACTATACCCCCGGGATTACCCGCCGTCGTGTTATCGTTTGATTTTGTAAATCCAGATATTTCTGCGATGTTATTTATGTTAATGCATTTTATCTCACCCGTTCTAGAAGTGATTTTGGGGATATTATTAAATGTAAGTGTTTTGGTATTAATATTTTCGCTAATTTTTATTGAGCCATTTATCTCGTTACCATAGTTTGTGACATGCTGAAGTGAAATATTTGAGATCAACGCACCATCCCCTTTCAGTGGTTTGTTTTCTAGGGTTGTAACTCTAAGATCTAATGGAGGTATCAAAGATTGTATTGTATTCACGTTAGATTCAGTTGAATGTATACACGGTACGAGAGATTCAAGAGGTTCAAATCTTGGTATTTCTCTTTCAAGACTGTCTATCCTAGGTAACTCATTTCTTATGGAAATTATAGATTTTTTTTGGTTTTCTGTAATCGAAAATAATTGTTCGATATTATTTATTTTTAATTCTAAATTTTCAATATTATTTTCAAAAATATTTTTTCTCACAAAATTTTTATTTATTTTAAAAATTTCATTATCAAAACTTTTAAATTTTTGCGGAAGTAAAAATATATTTTCATTAATTGTTTCAATATTTGTTTTTAAATTTTTTACATCTTTTTCCAATGGTTTGACCCATGGTGTCATGTCTTCAAATGATTTGATATCCTTCGTAAGTTGTTTAAGTGTATTTTCGTAACCTTTACATTTCATTTTGATCTCTGATATGATAGGTGTGTGTGCTTTCACAGATTCTATATCTTTTATTTTTTCATTATTATCATAAATTATTTCTTCTAATAATTTTATTTTTTCATTGTCATCAAATACATTTTCAATTTTATTTTTTAAAATTTCAATTTCATTTTGATTGTTTTTTATTTTTTCCGAAATTAAAAGTACATTGTTCTTACACTCATTTAAGTCAACTTCGTGAGCCACACCATCAAGAGTCGTCCCATCACCATAGAATGACCCGGCTTTGACAGTTTCATTAACTACCAAACCATTAAATAACTTAACTGTATTATAAACTTTTAAAGATCCGTCAATTGTCACCGAATCTTTTGTTATTAATTTACCTAATGTAACATCTTTTTCTGTATTTAAATCTATTTGATCTAAGCCAATACCAGTAATCCTAGAACCATCACCTGCGAGCCACGGAACTTCAAAACCCTTTTTAAAATACATAAAATCTTCGAATGTGTCACCAAGTTGTTTGTACGAAAGATTTGTGATGTTTGTTCCGTCACCGTGTAAATATTCTCCTTTTATGTCTCTTTTAGATTCGATATATTCACATTCAAAACTGTCTACATAAATCTTACCCGGAACAAATAAATCATTGGATAATTTAACTTGGCCATTTAATAATATTACATTTGAATTCAAAGAAAGGTCCCCGTCATAGTCTATATTGGCAGACTCTTTTCCTTTAGTCATGAGAATGCGAACATCTCTTGGATTTTCTAAATCACTTTTACCTAATTCTAAAATTGGATCATTTATTTCATTGATGTTTATTTTGTTGAAATTTACGACATCTAAATTTTCAACTTCGAGAGATTTAAATTTGGTATGTACATTACTTATGCTACCAAACCGGGTAATAGTTTCCAAATTAAGAGGTCCCATATCGAGTATTTCACCCGACGTGGAATTATAACCAACCACATTCGACTCATTTGTTGAGTAACGTATTGGTGAAGCGTAAAAACCACTATTTTTAATATCTGGTAACTCTTGTTTGGATGCATTGATCACAATGCTATTAACTGGTTGCGTTTCACTTGTGTATCTACCAAATCTAATTTTTTCGGTAAAACAAAGAGTGTTCACGTTCTTTACCATTTATATAATACTGTATTTTAATTCGCATAACGAAGACCAGCCATACCATTCTCCACCCTGAGAATGTTATAGTTTACGGCATAAATATCATCTGTAAATGGTAACGTTTCACTTTGTATTTTGCTATTTTCTATGCGGCTGAAATTAAGAGAACCAGTTGGTTGTAATAAACTTGTAGTTATGCAAAAGGGGAAAAGAAATATATCGGGAGATGTAACAAAATTGGTGTGATAATAATGAGGAACATCAACGAAATGCGTTTTACACCATTTATAAGGTGAAAGATCTACACCGTTTATACTCATTTTTATTCTATTTGATATAGATGTCAAAGCCGACGAAGTCGATGTATTTGAACTCGCCAAGTATTTGACTGGATGGTTAAAATTTAATTCTTGTGTCGTTTCCATTGATGGGATATTCTTTTGAACTTGGTATATCAAAATATCACGGGGTTTAGATGTAAAAGCAGCTCTTTCTTCGTTATCTAAATAGTAATAATTAGAATATATTTCAAAATTATATGAAGGATTTATATTTTTCCAACGTATACGTATTTCTACATCATGATTTTGAAGAGAAACCAAAGGTAATGCCGATTGTGGATTCTCACAAAAGAAAAAACGCAACGGGTAAAAGAAAGATCGAGCACTCGTACCCGGATGAGGTCCATTGGAACTTCTAGATACATTTTGTGCCAATGTATCAATGGCTATATTTTCACTAAAAAATGAATCTTGTGTGTCTACAACATGCCCGCCAATCAATAACTCGACACTTTCGACGATTTCCGTCCAGTCTTCAACGTCAATTGATTTTGTCATGTCATCGATCGCTATAAAAGTATATCCGAGAAGGTCACCACTTCTTTCAAAACGCACGGTCGACAAAGAGTTACTCTTTACAGCACCGTGAATCGTTTGTTTTTCGACGGACTGTGAAAAGTTTGAATGTCTCTTAAAGGTGGACTTAAAAAATGATATCTCCGGTGTTCCCATAATATACTCATCCTGAGCTCCTATGGATACCAACTGTATTATTCCAGATGACATCTTTACAATAATAAAAGAAAATTACAAATTAGGTTTTCTGCAAACGAAACGGACAATGAAAAAGTTAGACCCACTGGTTGTGGAGTTTTTTATAGTTTCTCCAGCTTGATTTCTTAATGTGACAGTAAGCCTATCTATTTTACGAATTGGATTTATAAATTGAGTTGCCATGTTATAGTTATCCTTATAGACAATTAATGAATCGGAGCCAGAGTGACTCGTAGCTTCCGAAATAAGACTGGCAAAAGATCCCCGTACAGTTGTTATATCCCCCTGCCCCTCATAAACATTAGAAGTTCTATCATTGAAAATACTGTTAAGCTCTTCAATGGAAACGTAACAATGTTCGGTGTGGTCTGTCGTGTGAATATGCGCCGCCAAAAGTTTCGCCTGGACAACGTTATTTAACGGATTGTTCAAGAAGACGGTAAAGTTGTTTGAACTATTTTGACCCACAGAATCAAATGTAATTGTGTGATACTCATAATTGAGATCGGGCATCGTTTCAGTGGGAGAGGTAATGAGAGCCATTATTATACTATTATACATTTAGAATAAAACACCACCAATTCCACCCGTGATTTCATAATTGGCGTGGTCCTTTACGAGCTTTTGACCTCCACAAACACCACCTGGTGTCAAAGACTTTGAATAGTAAGCACCATTTTTTTCAGAACCGGCAACACAATCTTCACGATGCTCTAAGTCAAAAATAGATTCCTTAGACTTTTCGGAAATTAAAAGCGGTCTGGGGGTGTAGGCACTTCTAACGGCAGTCAACACAAAAATCAAACCAATGAGAATGGCGATTATCGTAATGGCGTTGCGGTTTGCTCGATTAAAGTTAAACATTTATATATTTACAATATTTTTTTAACGCCTTTCCCAGGGAAAGCGAGGGCGGCGCGGGGGGCCAGGGCGCGGGGGGTTGCGGCTTGGGGGGGCACGACGACGGCGCATATTTCTCATAAATTGAACAAACGGGTTAGCAGTTCTCGTCATGTTGGGTGGCCCAGGTCTGTAAGCACTCTTCACAGTCGTTAAGACAAAAATCAAACCGATAAGGATGAAAATTATCGTAATCGCATTTCGGTTGGCTTTGTTGAGGTTGAACATTTATATATTTACAATATTTTTTTGTAAAGTGTGTTAAAGTAATAATTATATTTTCAACATAAAGAGTAGATGGACGAGGAAATTATACTGAACAAAGGTTCTGGTGTAATGAAACTTGACGAAGACGAACAAGCTCTCATGGACGAGATAGAAATATCCGTTCCCCAACCCAAAAGGGTACAAAGACCAGTAAACAATAGACCGTCCGGTCCCTCTTTTCATAGACAGCAACAAGAAGCGATGGATGCATTTGTCAACCCAGACAAACAAAGTGCCCCGCCTAAACCGGTTACAGAAGAGATAGACTATGACGAAGATGAACCCGTTTTTTATGATGAAGATGACGGACACTATGGAGGTGGTCCTGGTGAAGAAAGGCCGTCTGCTGGGTATTCTTCAGTTGATGAAGAGAAGGCAGATCTCCTTAACAAATTGACCAGACTTGAAAAGAAGGGTTTGGCTATAAACAAGCGTCTCAACGCATACTCGGCGATTGACGATCTCAGGGCAGAGGTTAAGAGAATTACATATAATATTGAAGTTGAACAATCTGTGAAGTTTTCAAGACGTATGCTTGTTGCTTGTGTGACCGGATTGGAATTCCTTAACAAGAGATATAACCCATTTGAAATTCATCTCGATGGTTGGTCAGAATCAGTTATGGAAAATGTAGACGATTATGATACGGTATTTGAAGAATTATATGTGAAATACAGATCGAAGATGCATGTGAGCCCCGAAGTTAAGCTTATCATGATGTTGGGTGGTTCCGCTATGATGTTCCACTTGACAAACAGCATGTTCAAGTCTTTACCTAACATGAATGACGTGGTCAAGCAAAACCCGGAACTCATGCGCAACATGATGCAGGCGGTTCAAAGTACAGCAGCTAATCAACAAGCTGCAGCAACAGCGCCACAAACATCGTCAGACGGTTCTTATGAAATGCAGGGGCCTGGGTTAGACATTTCCAGTTTGATGGGTAATATCATGATGCCTCCGCCACCACCGATGAATACATCCGCATTAAGTAAGACACAGGAAGAAATTAACACTACCACACCAGCAGATGACGACGTCTCTGACATTGTTTCTGTGTCCGGTGAATCAACAGGTGGCGAAATAAAAGAAGTGACAGTGTCTGCGGGGGAAAAAAAGAAGGGTGGTCGAGGTCGAAAGAAGAAGACAGAAATTAATCTCTAATATTATATAAATGATAGGTTACTGTCCCTTGGATGAAGAACCTCCAGTGCGCCGAGTGCGTCGCACTGGCCAGGTCAAGTCCAGACCAGTTCAGACACCCGGTCCAGAAGAGTCGGAGTGTAATTATGTTGTTATGTTTTTTATTGTTGGCGTTTTAATTCTCGCCGTTACCGATTCGTTAGAAAAGTAAAAGAATCTGTTTTTACCTCGTTTGATTTATGAAACTTGGTAAAAAGAGTTTATATTTAACCTTCTAAAACTTTTATTCTAGCCTCCAATTCTTGTATTGACTTAATTAAATATGGAATGAGTTGTTCATATGATAGCGAAGATGCATTTGGGCCCCAAGCACTATAGTCTGGGTCGTCCCGTGGGTCGTCCGAAGATGCTACGGGCTTCTCTTCAGTTGGTTCGGCACCTTCAGCCAACCACACTAGATGTCGTAGTTCTGGTACATCGTACCATATATCCTGAGCCATGAGACCAGCTTCATGTGCAACGATATTTGAAGAACCTATAGTTTTTGCCTTGTCGTATTTCTGTGGTTTTAATTTGAGTAGTGTATCTGTGGCGTTTTCTATATGAACTTCATTAAACTTAAGACGATCATCCGAACTCCAATATCCAATTTCTCTCGTACTAAAACTCCAAACTAAATTAGGTCCGCCTGTCGCAGAAGTTATTGGATTTACATATAGTCCTGCACCTCCACCAACTACATTTGTTCCGATTGCAATACCTCCTGCAAATCCTTGTGCACCATAACCAATCCCTATTCCATTCTGGTAACCAATAGAACCTCCACCTATTGCTACACCCTGTTGATTCCCTACACAATTTTGACCTATTGCTACACCCTCTGTATATACCCGGGAGTCTGTACCAATCGAAACACCATCACTGCCGTAAACTGTAGTTCTATTACCAATTGCAATAGATCTATCCCCTGCGGATGCAAATCCAGATTCATAACCAATGCAGATTGATTCAATATTTTGATTCAGGCCTCCAGCTTGATAGCCAATGGCGACACATTTCTGTCCCTGATTAACACTACCAGCTCCGTAGCCAATAGCAATAGATTGGGTATTTTGACCTACCCATCCAGCATTATCACCTACAGCCACAGATTGCGTTCCTTGATAAGATTGACCAGCGTTCGATCCAATAGCCACTGAGAGCGCATTTTGAGCAATTTCGCCAGCTACATAACCCACGGCCACAGATTCTAACCCTTGGTACTCTTTGCCAGCGTTAAAACCAATAGCGACAGAATAGGCGTTTTGACCTAACTGTGCACACGTATCACCGACAGCGACTGCTTTGAACCCCTGTTCTAATTGACCTGCTTCATGCCCAACCGCCACGGATTGAGATCCCTGACTCGTTTGCCCGGATTGGTAGCCAAGGGCTGTAGATTGTGCTCCTTGGCTCGTTAAGCCAGATTGATAACCGACAGCTACGGACTCCGAACCTTGAGACTCCTTACCAGACTCATTTCCAAAAGCTACGCTACTGGAACTCTGACTTGTCATACCACATTGATATCCAATAGCAACAGCATTTGGCCCCTGTTCTTCGTATCCACATTGATAACCAACAGCAACGCTTCTAATCTTTTGATTCTTTTCACCGGCGTTGTCGCCCACAGCTACACACTGCGTTCCTTGATATGACTGCCCAGCGTTCGATCCAATGGCCACGGAGAGTGTATTTTGAGACAGTTCACCGGCGACATAACCTACAGCCACGGATTCTAACCCTTGGTACTCTTTGCCAGCGTTAA